TGTATTAACTGATGAAGTAAATGGATTGAATGAAGATGTATTTACTTTACCATCGTCAGAAGTAAATGTCAAAGTAGCTATTGGCCCTCCTACATTTTGTACTAATGATGCTGAAAAGAATGTTCCAGGTCCAACTAAATTAAATCTTGTTGAATTACCTAATACTACTCCATTAGATTGTATCTGATTTATAGATGCAGTATATGCATTAAATGAAGAACTAAATGTGTCCAATCCATTAATACTTGCATTTGCACTTTGAGTAAATTGATTAACACCTGTATTGATTGTTAACTGACTTGCAGTAAAACTATTCAATGCATTAAATGTAGGTTGTTGAGATGCAGTAAAAGTATTTAAATTGCTAATAGATACATTCCAACTTCCACTATTTGTATTGTATTCAGTTTGATTGACATTAGAGTCTATCATATTAGTATTAAAATTCCTTAATGCAGTAGGTGTAATTGCACCGGCATTATTATTTGGGAATGATTGACTATTATCTACTACTAAAGCTTGTTTTGATATTGCTGACATTTGTATATTTTAATTTTAATCTATTTGGTATCCATCATCATAACCTGAACTAAACGAACCATTTTCTACAAAAGGAGATTCAATTTGTCCTATGCCTTGTTGTATCAATGCACCATCACAGCAACTAACAGAGTATGTATTCTTTTCAATACACAAACATCCTCTTCTACTATTCTTTGGACTACTTAATCCTCTTGTTGGCCCTATGTAAATACCTGATTGATTCTGTCTATTAACAGAGTATCTTAAATTACCATTGCCTGAATTTGACCATTGTCTAGCCATAATGTGTTTTTAGTAATAACAACGATAAATCAAAATGTTATTATCTCATTTTCTTCATTGCTTCATTGTGTAATAAAGTATCTGTTTTATTTCTATCTGTTTTATATGCAAGATACAATAAACATTTCTCTAATGGTTCTTTTACAACTAAATCTATTTTTGTAATATCTCCACAGGCGAGGTCAATGAGTGTGGAATAAGTTGACCACTTCTTTCCAAAATTTGCTTGATGTTGGGATGTATATCCTTCGCCATCGTAGAGTTCAGGATAGAATTCAGCAAGTCCATTAACAAATTTACAAAAAAAAACAATGCACCAAAGTGAATATCCATTCCTACATTTAAAAACATCTCTTCTCGCATTTCACCATCGTATGCTTTAATAGAATACATTTCACCTTTCTTATGTGTGACAGGTCTATAAAGGATTGACATTATCTTTGCCCAATTATTATCTATGGTTAATTGTTTGTATTGTGTTATATCTGCGTAAGCACCATAAGACATTTGAGATAAGTTAGGTTCAAATCCATATTCTATTCCATCTATGTTTATGATTCTTTGTAATGGTAAATCTACATTACCTAAAAATCCTTCTAACTCTGATTTAACTAATGTGTAATCATCTACTGTAATTGTTTTTAAATACTTTGGCTCTAGTCCGCATAAGTGATATAGCATAATTGCAGTCACTGCATTGGGCTCATCTTTGTAATTCTGTAATTCATTTTGTAACTCTATCCATTTAGCTAAACTTATATCAGCATAGCTAGTTGGTACTTTTAATTCAATTTCTTTCACCATATATCATTTGTTTAATTGCGTTATTCATTTGTCTTACCTTACTTTCTTCATTACTTAACTTTGCTTGCATCATTATCATTTTTGCTTGTAAATCCTCATTTTCTGCTTGCAAATGTCTAGCGTACTCTATCAACTCACGGATTTCAGTAGAGTTCCATAGGTTTTCTCTAGTATTTATATTTTCCGATTGAGATTGCATATGTTCCTTTGTTTACTGCTTTTTGTGATAGAGACATCATACAACCATACCTTGCAGCATCTATCGCATGGTCTAATCCACCTTCAGGTCTGTCAGTAGTATAACCATGCTTATCTGTTTCATATTGGTAAGCATACATCTCGTTAATTAAATTCTGTGAGGTTTTAAGTATCTTTATCTTATAGTTCTTCATTACTGATATACCAAAGTTAATACTATCTTTACCTTTCACTACTGGCTTTGTATTGAATCCACTTCTATATAATTCCTCTATCAGTCTTGGTTCACTGCTATCACACCATATAGTTTGTGATTTATCTATTTCTAATTTATGAAACCTATCTATAATATCTTTTGTAACTAAGCCTGTTTCGTATATGAGTTCCTCCAAATAGAGTGTATCACTATTTTTATATACAGCAACCAAACTAGCGGGGTCATTACTATAACCACTATCATACCCAAAGCAAACAAAATCGCCGTCAATAGTATCGCATATGTCAAACTCAAATATTGCTTTATCATTTGGAGCAAATTCACCTTTACCATATATTTTCCAGTATTTCTCATTAGTGTGTTGTAATTCCTCAATTGCTTTAACCATTTCTTTTGGCAAGTAGATGTTGTCTTTATATGTTGTTACAAATCTTTCACAATCTTGCATCTGTCTAATCCAATGGTAAGGACTAATGGTCGGGTTATAAGCAAGTATGATGTTGCCTGAAGTTCTAATAGATAACTGAAAATAACTTTCCTCATCAATCTCACTAGCCTCGTCCAGAAAAAGTACTGTAGATTTAATCCCACGTAACTTATCAGCATCATCAGTAGAGAGGAATTGAATAGTAGAATCGTACAAATTATAGATGCGGTCAGTAATATTATAGTTTTCATCTTGCCATATGTTTAGTCCTTGTAGTATATCCTTAAAATCCTTTATTACAGTTCGTTTAAGAGAGGGTATTGTTTTTCTTACTATTGTTATTGTTTCTTTATTTTCTATCCCCTTTACTATTAGGAATTGCAATATAGCATATGTCTTACCACTTCTTGTTCCTCCTATGTGTTGTGTGACTCTACTCTTACTATCTAATAGGTTTTCAAATGTAATCGTTGTATTAATTTCCAAGTTCACTACCTGTTCTATTTATGTTTATACTAACTTGCTGTATTCTTTGGTCTACTTCTATACTACCTTTCAAATCTATTGACCTCATCTTTGGCATTGCATATTCCATTAACCTCATTGATAACTCTAATGCTTTAACAGGGTCAGTCTTTTTTAATTCTTCTAAGTCCGATTGTATTGTATTGAGTGTATTGTTTACTGCACGATTTATAGTTAACCTCATTTGCTCTGTTGTTCTATTCAGTGCACCTTTCGGTCTACCATTTAAATTTATTCTTGTATCTCCTTTAACGAATGCCATATAGTATCTTCATTGTATTTTACTATTATTATAACAATCTAATTTATAATTTGTAGTTGATTAGATGATTTGTTCGTATCCATACATTCCAACTGTCTTACCATCTGCATCTACTATTACTAACACACCTGCTTTCCAATTACCTCTAATGAATATTTGTTTATCTTTAATCCAACTCCAATCAAAGTTAAGATGCACATGCTGATAATCTATATTAGTATTCGTAGTAGTCATGATGATTTGGATAATCCTTTTGAATATGATTTCTACTCTTTATTATTTTTGCTTTGTTTGTTTCTGCATCTCGTCTGTCAATAATCCACTTTAATATTCCATTCTCCTCTATCTCTTTTATCTGTTTATCATAGTGTTGAGTTATGATACTTTTATCACCAGTCTTTTTAAATTCAATCCATGCTTTCCTTAATTCTCTTTGTATTCTATGAAATCTACTACCTGCTTCATTAGTTTTTGTGTCAAATGGATAGTTATCTTTCTTTTTGTATAAACTCCTTTTCTTTTGTTCAACTATCTTTTGCTTTTTGTTTTGACAAGGTTGGCATGTATATACAGGTTTGAATGTATGAAATGGAGTATCACATCCTTTACATATCCTTTCCTCTCCTATTGTTCTATTGAATGGTTTCTTAAACATATGGGTTTTTAATAACTTCTTCTAAATACTTTCTTATCTTCTTTACTGCTAAGAATGTAGTAGACTTACTGATTTTTATTTTATGACTAACTTCGTCCAAAGTGTCATCCGTCATCCAATACAATTCAAATATCTTTGCTTGCGGCCATTGTCTAGTCACACTCAATCTCTTTAATTCATCAACGACTTCTTCATGTGCCTTTTGAATCATTAAATCTCTTTCTTCATCGTAAGGTATATCATCCTCTCTATCAGGCATTACTTCAACATAAGTTGTCCTATTAAGTTTCCTTACCTTATTCATAAATCTACTATGCAAAAACTTATTGCAGTAAAATAGATTGTAAGAGGTATCACCCCACCAAAGTTTAGGATTTTGTTTAACATGTAGATACTCAAATAGTTCTTGCACTAAATCTTCTGCTTCTTCTTTATTCTTTGTTATCTTTTTTGCTTCTCTAACTAACCATGTATTAGATTCGGTGTATAGATTGGTAAGTCTTCTATGACATTCAATTGCAATACTACCTGTAATCATTATTTATTCTTTACATAATTTAAAAGAAAGTCAACTGCTCTTTTCCAATGTCCACCAGCGGATGCACAAGTACAAGGTCTGTTCTCATGCACTCCGTTTAGTTTGACAAACATATCCCAAATGTAAGGTGCTTTGTTTTCAGGTAGATAGGCTCCTAATCCTTCTACTACTTCTTTTAGTTCCTTAAATTCTTGTTCAGTTAGTTCCATTACTTAATAGGTTTTAACTCAGGCAATTTTAAATCTTCTGCTTTTGGTTGCTGAGGCATAGGTTGATTAGGATTAATAGGATTAGATAAGTCCAAAAGATGTTTGATTTTATCAAAGTGAGGATGTGTTCCACTAAATGATAATCCCATACATGCAAAGATAAGGACTAAATCTTCTACTCCTTTTAAGTTATTCCAATCTACAAAGTATAATGCATCTTTGTTAATTTCAGTTCCTGCTAATGTTGTTGTTGTTTCCATGTTTGTTTTTTAATTTATAATATTGATATTGTTTCTGAATATGATTTGCAAGTTAATTGATTGAGGTACATTCTCCTTCTATCACAACCGCAATTAGAGTATCCTAATTTCCTTGCAACCCAACTTGCCGTATGTT